GCTGTCAAACCTGCCGGGGAATTCAGCAGCTGTAAATACTCTTTGTGGTATTTGTTCGTCAGTAATGATTGAAGCCAGGGTCCCCAGCCTGGGCAATTCCTCTGATCCCTCGTTCCAGAACCAGCACATGTCTCCCGGATTAATAATCTGGCTGTAGATCCTGCGGCGGTCCTTCTCTTCTCTCTCTATGAGATCCGCCAGGCTCTTGGCTTTATTTAGCAGCGGGGCCCACTTATCACGGAAGTGCAGGTACAGCTCAAACTGATCCTCGGTCTTCTTGATCGCGTTCAGCGTGGCCGCATGACTGGTCCTGTTAAAATATGCAGAGATCTTAGCTGCAGAAAGCCTGGTATGTCTCCTAAGTAAATACATAGCCATCTGCCGCGTCTCCCTGACCGGATCCTTCCTGGTCTTACTTTTTATCACCTCCACCGGTATCTGAGCGTAGCTCGACACCAGATCCAGGTATCTCTCTTCCCTTGTCATGATAGTTATGCTTTATGTTCTCCAGTGCGCCCACCAGTTCCCTGATACATTTCGCTGAGAGTATATCAGATCCTGAGACGTGAGCCTCATATGCCGCGCCAATGACATTGGTTGACATAATCATGCATGTCAGGTGATGGTCATCGCCACCCGTGATCACAAGTTTGAACTCTCTGCATGATGGATCTATGCTCATTGTCTGTCGGAGGAATTCCTCAAACGAAGATACCGGCCCGAAAATGCGCTTCGTGACCTTCCGTATCTCAATAGCTTCCGCCTGCTTCTTACTCATGATTTCGCTGTTAAAGAATCATTGTGCCCAGGGCAACGCCCGTTAATCCGCCAAGCATGGCCCCGGAGGCATATGCAATACGCTCCTTCGTCGTACTCGCAGAAATCTTCCTTACATTGACTGTCCAGAGATAACTTATGCCAAACCCGCAGGCGGCTATTCCAAGCCAGGCAACCTTACTGATAAAGTAAGTATTGGCGCTGACCATAGCCACCTGCAGGAAGGCCGTTATGAAGAGTCTCTTCATGATTTCAAAGCAGCAGTGATCAGCTCATACTTCCCTTCAACCGCTTCTATGTCTACCTGGCACCTGCAGCTGCCACTCTGCCCGGTCGATGACCGAAAGGTCTTAGCCACTGCGGACCAGTTAACAAGAAGATTTTTGGATCCGCCCTTCTTGATAGCCCTGGTAACAACACCATGCTCGGCATCAGACTTTGCAACCCACCATGACTTAGGCTCATTTCTGTCCTGGTAAAAGATGATGTAATCACCTGCGGTTATACCAAGTAATGCCTGGGCAGATGGGTTGAGGCTGATAACGCCTGATTTGGTAAATCCAATTCTGGGCGACTTGTCAAACTGGCGGTGCTTGCTCGAAGCATCCCAGGTGATAAGATCCGGCGTTCTCATAGGTCGGTGTATTTAAGGTTAACCCTCCGGAGCTTCTTATGCTCATCGGCAACATCAACGTATATGCCCATATTTCCGGGCTTACTGCGGATAGCCTTGTCAAAGAGATCCACGGCCTCAATGAATATGACTCCATTTTTGCTCAGCTGTCTCGATGACTGTAGCCGGTCGCGATATTTGCGAAGCTTGAGCACCTTGCCCATGTCTACGTTCCCGCCAGGCGAATACAGCAGATCATTGACCAGGTCACGAAGGAACTCAACGGCCTCACTGCCTTCAAAGCTCCTGAAGTACTCATCAAACTTCTCCTTGACAATAGCCGTATAGGTTGTGTCGAAATACACATTGTCAGGCTTAGTGATCTTAACCGAGATCGAGCCGTCAAATGCGTTGATGGACATGCCATCAGTAGGAGGCTTGTGACCCTTGATCTTTGCGTCATGGATCTTTGCCTCATAAACCTCTTCATATGCCTCCCTGGTGAGAGCAACTACCTTCGCCAGGTACTTCTCGGCCAGCTTGGCTGCCTCTGCAATCTTATGTACGTGCCGTTCTTCTGTCTTCAGAACCGGGGAGATTGCATAGGTGGGTACCTCATTGCCTCTGTGGTCTGTCCAGACCTGTCCTTTCTGCCTCATGCCTGTGCCATTCTTTCGGTCATCTCCAGCTCTTCGCGGAGGGCGACCAGGTTATCTTCCATTTCAGTGGTATCCTGCAGGATCGCCGGGTAGGTCGTCCTGAGCTTGTTGTCCGGCTTATTCAGCCACGCGTGCCTGCGCGAGATCAATACCTCCAGGGAGGAGATCTCTCCTTTGATCATCGACGGGCGGTTCCGCACGTCTCTCCGTTCAATTACTTCCATCAGTTTGTCTGTTTTAAATAGTCTAGTAAATCTTCTTTTATCTGCTTTGATGCTTCGGTTGCCTCCCCCTTGCGGACAAATTCGTAATAGATGGCCCGGAGCTTTGACACCGGGATCTTGTTGAACCTGTCACAGCCTGATGCCCTGCAGGCAATAGCCTTGATCACATCAGCATTGGTGCTTTTATTCAGCGAGCGAAGCCAGGCGCCTATGGCTGCCATCACACGCTTGCGCCAGCGGTCTGCCTCGCTGGTGGGTTTGTTCGACTTCTTTCCGGTCAGCAGCTGGTCAATGATTTGACGCAGCTGCAGCTCGGAGAGGTTCCTGGAGCTTGCCACACCGTAACTGTCCTTGATGGCTTCCTTCTGGTCACCCTCCAGGCCGAGCTGGTGACAGATCGTGTGGTACCTCCTGAGTAATGATTTCTGTAGTGCTGTTGCCATGTTAATCCATCCAGTATCGATTTGCTCCGGCTTCCCAAATCGTGTATATTCCGCCATTAGGACCGATATACCTTCCCTTGGATAATGCCCTGTAGCCTTCTACCCATATCTTCAGGGCAGCATCATACATCACGCTCCTGGCTGAGCGGCCTGCCGGCTGCCGGCCATCAGCGTGCGATACGAAAATCACGAGCTTATGACGGTGCTTCTCCTTGAAGGCTATGTACTGCGCGTAACTCATGCGCGTGTACTGGAAGCTGTCGACAATTGCAAAAACCGGGCTGCGGGGCTGGCTCAGTCTCACCGACAGATCATCCATCGATTCACTCACCAGTATCACCCTCCTGCCTGCCTCAGCAAGCCCGGCCTCTGCAAATGATCGCTGTATCGTCATGCTGTCTGCCTCCTCAAGTGAGTTGTAGATCACCTTGCCGAAGCGTGACAGCTCTTTACCCAGCTGTGCCACGAAGTTGCTCTTTCCGCTGCCTGACGGTCCCCAGATAAACCATATGCCCGCGCGCTCAGGGGTGCCGAATGCCTGGTACCAGTCACCGGTGAAATCCAGTGTCCTGTACTTTTTCTTCAGCAGGTCAGAGACCGAAAGAGCCCGTTTAATGCCGCTGGCCATGATTACGCGTTTTTGAGAGCATGTACTTTCCGCTTCACCCTGCGCAGATCATTCTCACATTCCTCCATAACCTCCCTGATCTTCCCGGCGTGAGAAAGGCCGTTTGCCATACAGATGGCCGTGACGTCTGCAGTAGATATGCCCTGGAGCTCTATAAAGCGCCGTCCTATCCTGGAGAAGATCTCGTTGTAACCTTTCTTGTTGAGCTTGCGTCCGCGCTGGATCCGCTTCGCCAGGTGATTGGTTGCACAGAGAACTATGCCGCAATGGTCCTCGAGGTTATTGTAAAGGGTGATGAAGAAATACATCACCTGGTCACTGAGCTTATCAGCTTCATCCAGGATGATCAGCGGCTTCTCCCTCTTCTTGAGCGTGGTGACTATCTCATGCATCATCTCACCGGTGGTGTAACCTGCATAGTCACGCCCCAGGGCTGCAATGAGTTCCTGGAGAAAATACTTCCGGTTCCAGAATTCATTACACTGCAGGAGATATACTCCCTTGTTTTCCTCGGTAAACTGCCGCAGAGCGACGGTCTTGCCGGTACCGGCATCACCTACCACGGCAAATACCAGGCTGTTTTCCCTGGCATCCTCCAGGAGAAAGTTCAGCATCTTCATGTCCCTGGTCTCAACTGTTGTCCAGGGAAACTTCTGATGCCCGATCTGGGCGCCGATGTGCCGCCACATCTCATCGGTAATCTGGTCCCACTTACCGTTTAATACGTGGTTAATGGTGGCAGTACTGACGTTTTTAAGCGTGTTTGCTGCCTTGTTCTGACTGCCAATTCGATCACAGTAATTCTGTAATCTCTCGGTAATCTGCTGTTTCTGTTGTTCAATCATGGTGCGATCATTTAGTTAGTATAAGCTTCTGTAGTCGATTTCTTCATCATCAGGTAATACCACCCTGTTGCTGATCTGCTTCTCTACCTGGGCAAATGACTCCTGCTTCTTTTCCTTCTTTTTCCTGCGCTGCTTCTCCAGTCCCTGGACAGGTGCTGTGCGAAGCCCGTAGGATCCGGCATCCTGCCCGGCCTCAATCAGGATCTCCTCCATCTTTGCCTTGTTTGCCAGGCGCAGGCGCTTGTTCTCATCAAGCATCATCCTGATCAGTGCCATCTGGCCCTCTTCCTGCTCCTGCTTGCCGCGATGAACCACTATCTTGGTCTCGGCATGGGTCACGAACCTCATGCCGGTGGCATCTTTCTCATAGAGGCAGATCAGGCTCATGTCCTCCGGATCGAACTTGATATAGAATTTCTTGTCAATGTTGTTCCACAGCCACTCCTGATCCGGTACCATCGGTTCCTTGTATACCAGGAAGTCATATTTGATTTTCTTCTCCGTGAAGCTGATACCGTAAGCGCGGCAGGTGACCGGCTCCGGTCGCATGATCCAGAAGAGATCTATCATGTCCCATGCTTCTACCTTAGGCGACTTCTCGTTGGTGCTCGAGTAATATGTCTCCAGGCGTGACTTGCCTGAAAGAGGGTGTTTTGCATTGTTCCACTCGCCCCGGCGCTGGTAATACCTGTCCTTTATCTCCTGGAGAGTGGGTAAATTGGCCTTGTTTGCATTGATAAACTCGAGGTTGGCACGGCTTTCATCCCTCTTGGCAGTGATATTCTGGCCGGTGAAGAACCAGTCTTTCTTCAGGATCTGCATCTGGAAGCGTCCGAAAACGCTCTCAATTGACTTGGATTTGCCGTTGTGCGGCTGTGTGCGTATGGCCATGTGCGCGAGCTTGGTGAAGAATTCACCCGCTACCAGCTTCTTATGGCCTCCCTGGTTGTCAAAACTGACCTGGTAGGGCTTATGGCCGGCTGTCTGCATAGCCATGCGGTATGCTTTGTATTGGGATTCGTAGTTCTCGGAGTCACCCGGTGTGATGTGACAGCCCAGGAGAACCTCGCTGTAAGCGTCTATCACTTCATAGACTGAGCATGTAGAAACCTTGCCATCTTCTGCCAGGTAGTAGTAGTTTAACCTGGTACCGTCAGAATACCACAGCGAGTCTCGCATGGTAGGCATGATGGTGGAGATCTGCAGGGCAAACTTCTCCTTGCTCTTGAGCTCACCGTACCGGTAACCGTGCCACAGCGGCTGGATATCCTCCCGGAAGAGATAGTTATTTATGGTGATAGGACTCTTTACAATCTTCCAGCCCTCTTCTACAGCCTTGGCATTGTACTCATGCAGCAGCTGCTCCACTGATGGGCACCGGTCTACCTGGTTTGCCCACCGTGCCAGGATGAATACTTTACCCTGTTCATTGAGCTTCTCTGTGTTGGAATTGCAGAATGATGCATGAATAAGTGACTGGTACCCGTGCTTTATGTACTCATTGTACCTGTCTGCCAGGCGCCGGGGGTTGCCCGGGAGGGTGTGAGGGTATTGTGTGCGGTCAAGATCATTGATCAGAGCGGAGATCTGCGGCCAGATCGGACGGTTGCCCTGGCGTGCTTTCCTGAATGCTTTGGTGTTGTTTATAGACTTGTGAATGGGATTTAAAAGGATGGCGTTGGTGTAGTACTCTGTGATTGTCTCCTCCGGGAGTGTCTTGCCGTTGTCAAACCGGTGTGCCCTGAAGAACTTGCCGGCATCCTGGTCCGGTTCAATGTTCTGTGTGATCTGCGAGTGATGAACCATCTTCCGCGGATCTCCGTACTTGGCCTCAAACCTCGCCTGGATGTCTGACCTAAGCGCCTGCCAGGAGAGGAGGGCGGGAAGATTATGGTTTGGTCGCCTGATTCTAATATGTGGATTCCGATAAACATATTGGTCATAAGCTGCCTTTGTCATTATTGGCCGTTCCAGGAGGTTCTCAGATCCCGGATCTCCGCCGGTGAGCTCCGGCGCGCTTATGCAGAGGATATTATTGTAGTACTCCATCTTTCTCTTTAAAGAGCCCGTCTCTCCGGGCTGTCACCGATTTCGCTGCGGTCGCTGCCGTCTCTTCCGGCCCGTCAGCCAGGCTGTCCTGGCTCTCCTTTCTGAGGTTTGCTCCCCGGCGCGTTCCGATGGTTGCGCCTGCCACTTTATCCTTCCGGGGAATTTTGCTTAACTTTATGGCTGTCAACTCAAATCGTTAAGCATTATGACTGATTTTGTTTTTCGCTTTACTTTTCGGCTTCAAAACCGCGACTCGATTCGTATTGCGCGTAAAGAGTTTGGATCTCTTCTAATGAAGTTGAACCTGAGATACAGAAGCGAAAAGAGCTTCCAACCCGGTCAATACTCATCCCATTCATCCGGATGCCGTTGGGAACTCTGTTTTTTAATATTGCCGCCAGAATTCCAGCGAGACACGTATTTGGAAGATCTTCAACTCCTGATAAAATCATATCTGAAACCGTTTCAGGCTGCTCATCCGGCATTGGGAGAGATAGCCACATATAGGAATCTGAATAGTTTTCCAGCTCTACTTCACATGACTTCTTGGTGGCAATGAAAAGCTGTTCAATATTGTGATATCTGACCAGGCATTTTCTGAGTTCTTGTATATGATCCATGACCGGAGGGTGTTGGTCCTTTTCTTGACTTGAATACATGACAAAAAGCCTTCTCAGGACCTCCCTCGGGTAAACTATACCCGATGGCTTGCCTGGAAGGCTGAATTCATCAAGGCGATGCTTTAATTCTTCCATTGCCCTGGTGCATATGAGTGACTCGGCCTTCGTCTCATAAATAAGCGGAGGCGTGTACTCCTTGAGAGCTTCGATGAGGATTATGGCCTCATCTCTTGTTAGTCTATAATAGGTAGATGGCATGTGACCGGTCAGTCCTCTACTGGTTCCAGTATTCTCTCCATCTCTTCAGCTACCTCTCTGATCCTTCTGACCAGGGCAGTGTCACGGTCATTGTATTTGCCGAGCTTGTTCCGTAGTACCTGGGCTACGTATTTTGGGCTGCATCCCAACTTCCTCCCAATGACCTGGTATGCGCCCTTCCATACCGGCCCGAAAGATTTTTTTGCTTTTTCCATGCCTTTTAGTTTAACTTTGCTAACTGTTGTCGGAACAAATATAAATAGGATATTTCC